GACAGGATAGGGCACGGTAGGAGTGTTGAGATGTTGAACGAACAGAACGAGGTATCTGCGGCTTCTAAGGTTTCTGTCACTGGTCAGGCTGATTCTTGTGATCTGTCTTCTAGAATCGGTCCATTACTTGCTGGTATTGAGGAAGTAATGGATGGCTTAAATTCAGCTTTAGATAACTTTCAAGTTTTAGATTTTTCAGGATTTAATGCTGATAGGGAAGTATTGTGCACGTGGCGTGATATTGTTGTTCGTTTTCTAGATGTTCGTGATGATTTGGAGTTTCTTGTTAATAAAATACGACCTGTAGATATATCTCTTGTGTCTAAGGATGTGTGATATGTCTAAGCTAACTTCTTTAGATTCTGATCCTCTTTTTGCTCATCAGTATATTTCTTCTTTAAATTTACTTGCTTCTGATATTGGATGTCAAATTGAAGTTATTCGAAAGAATCTACTTCGAATTGGTTCTCTTGCTTCTAAAGCTTCGGATGAGGTTGTGTTAGATAATATTCACATTATGTATCTTTATTCAATTGATTTTTTTTCTGAGCTTCAAGAATTGAATTGCCGTTTATCTCGTCTTTCTTCTTTGTATTCCATTTCTGATATTTAATTGTGATTAGGTCATTTTCACGTGAGAAGTTGATTTTTTATTCTCGCTTTTTAGCTAGGGTGGTTTATAGTTCGATTTCTATTATTTTTGATTTTTTAGTTTTATCCCTGTTTTCTTTTTTGTTTTTGTGTTGTATTTTTCTTCTTTCCGTTGGGTTTTAATTCCAATGGTCTGTGCTGTCTTTGTTTTTTCGATTTTCGACGAAATTCGTTATCAACGTTATTTACTTGGTGATTTTGGTCCTAATCTTTTAAGTAGGGGAGATGTCTCTTGCAGAGAGTGATCAGCAGTTATGTCAATTATTAACTACCCAGTTCAATCAATCCGGGGTTCGCCTACAATCGCAAGCTTATGCTGATTTATTACGCCGCAGTTCCTGGCAGCAGTTTTGGACCTTAACGTTTCGACCGACGAAATCTGGTTCTAATGGCAGTATGCATCCGGAAGCCGCTGATAAAGCGTTCCGATTTTTCGTCAGTAGTATTAATCGTTCGTTATATGGTCGTGTCTGGTCCAAACGTTCTCATTGCGGTATTCAATGGGCCAGAGGTCAGGAGTGGCACCGTGATGGGCGGTTACATTTTCATGCGGTCGTGGCTACGCCGGATGAGGATATTAATCGTTTAATGAATCGGTATGAGTGGCACGAGTTTTGGTATCGAGAGTTTGGCCGTAATCGTATCGAGGCGCCGCGTAGCCAGATGGATATTACTGGTTATGTCTCTAAGTACGTTTCAAAGGGTGGTGAGGTCGATGTGTCCCGTAATTTCGGGGCATGGGTGCCGCCGAAGATTGATTATAGCCCACGTCCCGAGCAGGGCGCCTTGATTACAGGTGACAGCGGTAAGTAATCCGGCGATTGGTCCGTTATCCAGTCCCTCGGTGGCAGGTGGCAAGCCCCGCACTGTGGGTTCAAAGCAGTTCTACCTTGTCTTCTGCGGGTCTTCTGTGGGGGGTAAGGGGGGACTTAGCTTGACCCCACAGAAGCGACCGAAATTTATCTAATGGTGAAACAACATGAGATGGTGAGAGACGAGAGACGAGAGACGACGATATTAATTTAAGTTATTTAATGAGTGAATTTATCAATGAATGAGGGTCAGTCAATGCAAATGCAAATGCCAAAAGTAACGATTAAGTCTGATGTAGCTATGCGTACTGTTACTACGAAGCAAGGTACACAAATGCCGATTTATAGCCAACGTGCTGAATTGGATTGTGAAAAAATGCGGGTGGAGATAGAGGTTGTTGTAGATGGATTGCAACAAGGTTATCCCGTAGGAGCTGTTAAGTTATGGGATGTGCTATCGGACCTTGTTGCAGGTCGTTTTGGGGTTGAGTTATCTCGTAAGAAGACGTTAGTTGATGTAAAGCTTCCTCTTGCGTCTTCTAGTGTTTCTGGTAAGGGATGATTAGTTGTGGCACAGCAATTAATGGCTTTATATTGCACACAGTATGATGTTGAGGCTAGGACATGTTCTCAACAGGCTTGGATGGTTCCGCCTTCTTTGTTGCCTCCAATTTCTTATGAGGATGTCCGTACTGTTTTGCCTTCTATTGTCATGTGTTTTTTGGTGGCTTGGGGGTTTAATTTTCTTTTAACTGTAGTTCGTGATTAATTTTATTATGAGGATGTTTTTATGAAATCTTATATTGATCGTGGTATTGCTTTTTTTTCTTTAATTTCTACTAGTTCATTAGTTTTTGCTGCTGATGCTGCAGGAGCTTCTTTTGATTCTAGTGCGGCTGTTACTGCTTTGGGTGGTATTGCTACTGCTGTTGCTGCTATTGGTGCTGCTAAGCTTGCTCCTGCTGCTATTTCTGTGGGTTGGAAGTGGCTTAAAGGTGCCATATTTGGATGATGTTTTTTTAGTGGGGAGGAGTGTTCTCCTCCCCTTGGGAGTATTGTTATGGATGTTTGGTTGGTCTTATGTGTAGCCGTTCTTTCTTTTTATATTTTATTTCGGCCTTAGGGTTAACTTTAGTAATTTTATTTCCTTTTTGTTTATTTGCTCAGAATGTACCTCCTTCTGTTGAAGTTGTTCCTACTTCTGTTAGGTATTCTTCTGTTATTACAGATGGTGTGAATGTTTCTGCTACGTTTGAGGCTAGGTCTACTGCTTTGGTGAATGGGGTTAGGTATTATACTGTTCCTGTAGATATATCAGCTTCAACATTAGGTTCTCTTGCAAAGGCCGCTGTTCGTCGCGGTATGGCTTTTTATAATGTTTATTCTATGTTGAGTGGTTTAATTAATGGGGCAGGGTGGGTCATTGATGAGTTGACTCATGAAGTTATGAGTGGTCCTGCTTTAAAAGAGATTCCTATTGGTACTTTTGCTTGGTGGTGGCAGCGCCCAGGTGATGGTCATGTTTTTTATTCTGTGACTCCTCAGGGTTTGATTGCTCCTATCAATGCTTACCAGGGTTCTTTGTCTCCTCCCCAGCCTCTTGTTGTTAGTTCTAATGTTTCTTCTATTAGTTCTGAAATGTGGGTATATAATCTTGAAGGTGGGGGCGGTTTTTACTCTCATCTCTCTAAGACGTCTGAATCAGTTCCTGACTATTCTTCCGGTTTACCTCCTTCTGTGATTCTTGACACTGATTTGGGTCAGTTGGTTCGTTCTGATCCTTCTACAGTCAATTCTGTTTTAACTGATTCTCAGACGGGTGCTGTTCTTCTTACTCCTGAGATCGTTTCTGCTTTGAATAAGTTGCGTCGTTCTTTAGAGGATGAGTTGAAGGCTTCTCATGCTCCTGATCAGCAGCCATCTAGTGGTGGTGCTAGCCCCCCACGTTCTGGTACGGCTTGGCCCTCTTTTTGTAGTTGGGCGAGTGTTGTTTGTGATTTTATTGACTGGGTGAGGTCTGATGATTTTTTGAAGAAACCTCTTGTTCCTCCTGATGTTCCTTATGTTGATAAATTACCTCAGGCTAAGACGTGGTCATCTGGTTTAGGGGAGGGCGCTTGTCCTTCTCCTACGACTTTGCCTATAGAGTTTTCCGGTTATAAGACTAGTGTTGAGATTTCTTATCAGCCTTTTTGTGATTTTGCTGCTTTAATGCGTCCTGTTGTCATTGTGATTGCTACGATTCTTGCTGCTTATATTGCGGGTGGTTTTCGCGGGGTGAAGAATGTTTAGTTGGTTAGCTATGTTGTTGCGTAATATTTTGGGTCAGACAGTTGCACGTGGTTTAGTGGGTGCTGGTCTTGCCTTGGTGACTACTGTTCCTTTAATTCCTCTTGTTACTTCCGCCTTGAATCTTATTGTTTCTAAGATGTCTGGTATTCCTGCCGATGTATTAAATATTGCTTTGTTGATGGGTTTTGGTGAGGCGTTGTCAATTATTGGTAGTGCAATGTTGACTCGCTTAGCTTTGCAATCTCTCCATGTTGGAATAGTGAAGGCGACTACTTAATGTTATATCTTGTGACTGGTGCTCCAGGTAATGGTAAGACTTTATATGCTGTTGATTGGTTAATTAAACAGATTGAGATTGATAAATCTCTTGTTAAGGCCGGTGCTGTCGCTCGTTCTTATTACACTGATATTGAGGGGTTCGATGTTGAGGCAGTTCGTCGTCTTACTGGTTATGTTGTGCAGTCTGCCCCTGATGATTGGCGTACAACGCCTCAAGGGAGTGTGATTGTTTATGATGAAGCTCACCGTATGTTTCCTACTGGTCGCCCTGGTCGCTCTGATGATCCTAGGGTGTGTGATTTAGATACACATCGACATGGTGGTTATGATCTTATGTTTGTCACTCAGTGGCCGACGAAGATTCATCATGAGTTACGCCGTTTGGTGGGTGAGCATGTGCATTTGAACCGTGCTATGGGGTTGCAAACCGCTGGTTTATATCGTTGGTCTCGTGCTCAAGATGATCCCTATGATGTTCATCAACGTGAAAAAGCCGAGGAGGAGGTTTGGAAGTTTCCTAAGGATCGTTATGCTTTATATGCTTCTAGCACTCTTCATACTGTGAGTCATAAGTTTAGGATTCCTAAGAAGGTCTGGAGTGCTTTATCTGTTTGTGTGACTTGTTCTGTGATTGGCTTGGTTTTTTGGCATCATTATAGTTCTGTTCCTTTGTCTGAAGCTTCATCTTCTGTTGCGGGTGCTCAGGGGCAGGCGAGCTTGCGAGCTGCCCCTGCTTCGCTGAGTTCTTCTCGTTCTTTAGTTTCTGGTATGCGTACTTATGCCGTTTTAGAGACTGAATCTGCTCCTACTTTGTCTGGTTGTGTGTCTTCTGAGCGTTCTTGTCGTTGTTTTAATACGGATGGTTATCAGATTGATATGAGTGTGTCTGAGTGTCGTCGTTTGTTGGCTTCTCCTTTGCCATTTAATGTTTATCATGCTTATGTGACTTCGTCCTCTTCTTCCTCCTTGTCTTCGTCTTCGTCTTCCTCTCCGTCGTCTTCTTCTGTTTCTTTGCCTTCTTCTGTTTCTTCTGTTCCTATTTTAGCGTCTTCTTCTTCTGCTGTTTCTTCTCATTAGCTGGTTTTTTGGGGAGTTTTTTTAAGTCTCTCGTAATTTTTCATTCATATTTTTATTCTTTTGTCAATAACGCAATTTCCATGCCAGTTATGATTGGTTCATAATCTATTTATTTTTTGTTCATAATTGTATATGTAGGGTAGGGTGGTCTGGTTTTTTTATTGATGTGCTTCTTAGATTAGTGAAATAGTTTGATAAATAGGGTTGCTGCTGTCGCTCCTGCTGCCATAAGGCCACTAGCTACTACTACTGGATACCATTTTGATTCTTT